ACGCCCACCACCCCCACCACGCGGCAACCGTTGCGCCAGCCGCACCACCTGATACGATGAGAGTCATGCCCCAGCCACCCATCGCCACCGAAAAGCTCGACGCCATCGGCCTCGACGCCATCTGCGGGTCCATCGCGCAGGGCAACTCCATGACCGCCATCGCCTTCGAGGCCGGCGTCTCCATCGGCAGCTTCCTGAACTGGATCTCGGCCGATGGTGAGCGTTCCGCGCGTGTCCGAGAGATCAGGATCAAGATGGCGCTGCACTGGGACGAGCGAGCCGAGGCGGCCATCGCTCACGCTGGCGACGAGTTCGAGCTGAAGAAGGCGCGCGAGATCGCCCACCATTACCGCTGGCGGGCTGCCAAGATCGCGCCCCGCGACTACGGCGACAAGGTCGAGGTGCAGGGCTCGGGCAAGGACGGCGCAGTGCTGGTTCAGGTCGTGACTGGCGTGCCCGATGACGACGCAGCGGGTTGACCTCGGCTTCAAGCCCCGCGACTGGCAGCGGGCCTGCTTCCGGGGTCTGAGTCGCAAGCGCTTCGGCGTGCTGGTCGTCCACCGCCGCGGCGGCAAGACCGTCATGGCGGTCATGCGGCTGATCGACGCGGCCTTGAAGTGCCAGCGCGAGCAGGGCCGGTACGCCTACATCGCGCCCCTGTTCAAGCAGGCGAAGGACGTGGCCTGGAGCTACCTCAAGGGCTACGCACTCAAGGTGCCGGGCAGCCGGGTCAACGAGTCCGAGTGCTGGGTCGAGCTGCCGAACCACGCCGGCAGCGTCAGCCGCATCCGCATCTACGGCGCGGACAACCCCGACAGCCTGCGCGGCATCTACCTCGACGGCGCGGTCATGGACGAGGTGGCCGACATGAAGCCCGACGTCTGGGACCAGGTCGTGCTGCCTACCCTGACCGACCGGCAGGGCTGGGCGCTGTTCATCGGCACGCCCAAGGGTGTCAACCGGTTCTCAGACCTCTACGATCAGGCCCAGCGCGACGACGACTGGTTCGCCGCGCTCTACACCGTGCTGGAAACCGGCGCGCTGCCCGACTCCGAGATCGAGCTGGCCCGCAAGTCCATGCCCGAGAACGCGTTCCGGCAGGAGTACCTGTGCGACTTCGCCGCGGCCAACGAGAACGCGCTGATCCCGCTGACGCTGGCGATGACGGCCCGTGGCAAGCACCTTCCCGAGACGGCGTACACCCACGCGCCCAAGATCCTCGGCGTCGACGTGGCCCGGCAGGGTGGCGATCGGTCGGCCATCATCCGCCGGCAGGGGCTGGCATCGTGGACGCCCGTCACCCTGCAGTCGAACGACTCGATGGCCGTGGCCAGCCGGGTCGCGCAGGAGATCCAGCTCTGGAAGCCTGACGCGGTGTTCGTCGACGGCACGGGTGGCTACGGTGCCGGCGTCATCGACCGGCTGCGCCAGCTCGGCTACACGCCGATCGAGGTGCAATTCGGTGGCAAGGCCAACGACCCGCGGTTCCTGAACAAGCGTGCCGAGATGTGGTGGCTGACCAAGGAGTGGCTGGAGCAGGGCGGCGCGCTGCCCGACGTCATGGAGCTGGTGCGCGAGCTGTCGGCCCCGATGTACGAGTTCGACCGCACCCGCGGCGTGTTCAAGCTCGAGCCCAAGGAGGACATCAAGGAGCGCATCGGGGTCAGCCCGGACCTGGCCGATGCCCTGTGCCTGACCTTCGCCCAGCCGGTGGCCCCGGCGTGGTCGATCCAGACCAGCCGCGACATGCCGGGCAACGCCCGGGCGGTGATCGACTACTCGCCCTTCGGATGACTGTTGCATCGGTGATGCTTTCGGCGCATCATCCGCCCAAACTGTTGACCGGATCGCAACGATGTGCAAGCCGAAAGCCCCGAAGGCCGCCCCGATGCCGCCGCCGCCGCAGGCCACCACGCCCGTGACCGAGGACGAGGCCGTCATGCGTGAGTCGCAGCGCGAACGCCGCCGGGCTGCGAGCCGCTACGGCCGGCAGGCGACGATCATGGCCGGGGCCGCGCAGGCTCCGACTGGCCAGACCAAGACGCTGCTGGGTTCGTAAGCGATGGCCTACACGCCCGCCAACGGTGAGCTGTGCAAGCGCTGGAAGAAGCGCGCGGCTCACATGAAGAACGAGCGGACCAGCTACGAGACCCACTGGCAGGAGCTGCAGGACCATTTCGCGCCGCGCTCCGGCCGCTGGATTCGTGGCGACCGCTACTCGGCGGGCGAGCGTGGGCGCAAGCGCAACCACAAGATCATCAACGGCACGCCGCTGCTGTCGGTCAACACGCTGGCCGCCGGCATGACGTCTGGCAACACCAGCCCGGCGCGTCCATGGTTCCGGCTCACGACGCCTGACCCGCAGCTCGCCGAGATGGGCGCGGTCAAGCAGTGGCTGTACGCCGTCGAGGCGCGGATGCGCGAGGTGTTCTCGAAGTCGAACCTCTACCGCGTCCTGCCCACGATCTACCGCGACATCGGCCTCTACGGCACGGCTGCCATGGTCGAGCTGGAGGACGACGAGGACGTCGTGCGCTTCGAACAGTTCGAGATCGGCAGCTACTGGCTGGCCCAGTCGAACCGCAAGCGCATCGACACGCTCTACCGCGAGTTCCAGCTCACGGTGCGCCAGATCGTGCAGGAGTTCGGCGTCGACGCCTGCTCTGAGCGCGTCAAGAACATGGCTAAAAACGGGCAGTGGGAGACCTGGATCGACGTCTGCCACGCCATCGCGCCGAACGACGAGCGCTACATCGACGGCGAGCGCTGGGACATGCCGGTGCGCTCGATGTATTGGGAAGCCTCGGGCAACGAGGACAAGATGCTGGCCGTCCGCGGCTTCGAGTCGGGCCCGCTGCTCGGCTGCCGCTGGACCACGTCGGGCGAGGAGGTCTACGGGTCAAGCCCGTGCATGGACGCGCTCGGCGATGCGAAGGCGCTGCAGCTCAAGGAACTGCGCAAGGCCGAGGCGATCGACAAGGTGGTGAACCCGCCGCTGATCGCGCCGACCAGCCTGCGGAACCAGCGAGTGTCGATGCTGCCGGGCGACATCACCTACGTCGACAGTCAGCAGTCGCAGGCCGGCTTGAAGCCGATCCACGACTGGCGTCCCGATCTGAATGCGATCGGCGAGGACATCATGCGTTCCGAGGAGCTGATCCGCCGGGCGCTGTACGTCGACCTGTTCCTGATGATGCAGAACGACACCCGTTCGAACATCACGGCGCGCGAGATTCAGGAGCGACACGTGGATAAGCTGCTCATGCTCGGCCCCGTGGTCGAGCGCGTCAACGACGAGCTGCTTGACCCGATCATCGACCGCACGTTCGACATCCTCGTGCGCAAGTCCCGCCCGTACTGGGAAGGCTTGCTCAACGGGGAGCCGCTGATCCCGCCGCCGCCCGAGGAGCTGGCCGATGTCGACCTCAAGGTCGAGTTCATCTCCGTGCTGGCGCAGGCGCAGAAGGCCGTCGGCCTGTCGGCCATGGACAACCTGTTCGGGTTCGCGGCCTCGCTGGCGCAGATGAACCCCGGCGTGCTGGACAAACTCGACTTTGACCAGGCCATCGACGAGCGCGCCGACATGCTGGGCGTCTCGCCCCGCATCGTGGTGCCCGACGACAAGGTGGCCGAGATGCGCGAAGCGAAGGCGCAGCAGGCTCAGCAGGCGCAGGCGATGCAGCAGGGCATGGCCATGGCCGAGATGGTCGGCAAGGCTGGCGGCGTCAAGGTCGACCAGACGACGGCGCTGGGCCGTGCGCTTGACGTGGCCGGTGCCGGCCCGGTGGGCATGTAATGCGCGCCGCGACCAAACCGCACGAGGGTCGCGCCAAGGCTGAGGCCGAGCGCGTCGAGAACGAGCAGGTCGTCGCTGACCTTCGCGCGGTCATGGACCTGCCCGCCGGCCGCCGCTTCATGTGGCGCACGCTTGGGGCCACGGGCCTGTACCGCTCGAGCTACCACCCGAGCGCGCTGATTCACTTCAACGAGGGGCAGCGGTCGATCGGCCTGACGCTGCTGGCTGAGATCACGGCGCACTGCCCTGACCAGTACCTCAAGATGCAGGCCGAGGCCATGGACGCAGAGCGCAAGGCCGCCGAGCGACTGGCTGTGGACAACTC